ACCGGGTCTCCTGAAGGGCCTTCCGCTGGTTGTGGTCGATGTCGAACCCCTCCATCGAGGTGAGCTGGCCGCCGTTGTCGGTACCGACGTTGTAGTCGCTCGGGAGGAAGAAGACGCCGAACACTTCCCGGAGACCGCCCTCCAGCTGGATCTTGGCCCCCTTGAGCAGAGGGACGTTGACGAACCCGGAGCAGCCGATGGCGCTTGCGAGTTCATCGCGCGTCCTGTAGATCCGACGACCCTGCTTGTCACGCAGCCACGTGAGCCTGTCGATGGTCCGCTTGGGCGCCCAGAACAGAGGCTCGCTCTTGCCCCGGTACTCATCCAGCATGTACGTCATCTCCTCGACGAGGAGATCGAGGTTGGTCTTGACGTCGAGGGCGTCGGAGCTCAGCGCGTACTTCGGCGCGTAGAGATCGTCCTCGGCGAGGATGGGGCGAATGCAGTCCGGGTTGATCTTGTCGGCGGAGTCGGCGTCGCGGCCATCGCCGATGAGGAACGCGCGAGCGAGCTCCTCATTCATGTCGATGGTCAGCTGGCGCTTCATCCACTCCCAGATGTCAATGGTCGTGATGTCGAGCTGGTCATCGCGATCCAACTTGGTCTTGACAACGACAGTCGTCGGTGAGGTCTGCCTCTTGAGGCTCTTGTAGACGGTGTCGTACTTGAGGGAGCCGGTGATGTAGCCGCGGGCCCGGATCTCGTCGCCGGTGAGCACCGCGTAGCGGGACCGGAAGCGGGAGAAGGGGAGGTGGGTGACCCCGGAGACCAGGCGGTTGGCCCAGGTCTGATCCCTTCGGAGCTCGGTGATGCCGCCGGTGTCCTTGGGCTCGGGGAAGAGCATCTCGGGATTCGAGATCCCGTAGCTCTCTGCGTGAACAAGGAGCGACTGCTTGAACGTCATCCCCTTCTTCATATCGTCGCCGATGGCCGCGACAGCCCCGGCGACGTCGACGTCATCCTGCTTGAGGTCGGAATCAGACCCCCGCTCGAAGACGTTATGGGTGGTGGGGCTCACGTCGGAGTCCTTCCTCTCGGTTTCGGTGGTGTCGTCCTCGCCGGCGGTTCGGACGGTTTCGAGGACGATCGCCGCGACGGCCCGCTTCTGCTCCTCGGTCATTCCGTCGTAGATCTCCCCGACGGTCTTCTCCTTGGAGTCGTCCTCGGTCTTGTCGTCGGACTTCTCATCCGAGTCGTCGTGCTGGAGGACGAGGGGCTCGCCGCTCTCGATGACGATCTCGCCCTCATCGGTGTAATAGGTGCCGTCCTCGCCGGAGTGCTCGAGCGCGACATCGTAGATGCGGGCCTCGGGGTTGGCCGGACGGAGAACGAGCGAGACTTCGACAAGGTCCGCGTGGCTGACCACGTTGCCCCGGCGCTGAACGTTCTTGGCGTAGATGGACATGGCGCCCAGAGTGCCGGACCTCACCTGCTTACGGGCATTGTCCCCCTGCGGGGTATCATCGAAGAACACCTTGGCGCGGACTCCGCCGCTCTCGTGCTTGAGAATGGCGTGCCCGAGCAGCTCGGACGACTCGGTGTGATTGTGCTGATAGACAACGGGAATCTTGTTCCCGTCCTCATGGGCGAATGCCCCGTTCCCAATGGTGACTCCGTCGGAGCACCGGACCCCGTATCGGGTGGCCCACCCCTCGCAGTCGGGAGTTCGGGAATTACCTCCCATTATGAGACCTCCTCGGTCGTCGGTTTCGGGACGTCCGGAGGGGACGTCGAGTTGATGTTCGCGTTGACGAGCTTGTCCGCGCGCGGGTCGCTGGCCCGCATGAAGCCGAGCTTCGCGCGGGCCTCGTTCGACGTCATCACCTCGGCGGAGGTGAGCGCCTGGACGAGATCGCCCATGGAGGACATCGGAACGAGCTCGAACGGATCCCGGAACCACGCGATCCGCTGTCCGCGACCTCGGGCGTTCTCCCCGAGAAACGCGTAGGACATCGTGGTCGCGATCTCACGTAGAATCGGGTTGAGAGTCCGGGTCTGGTATACCAGCATCTGCTGCTCGGTCGCCGTTCCCTCGAAGATCTCCTTGGAGATCCCGAGCGCCGAGTAAACCTGGGTGGTCAGCCACTCGACCTGGGCCATCAGATTGTTCTCCGAAGCCCGGTTGAGCTGTGTGACCTTCTCGGTGTCGTCGATCCAGCCGACCCCGTACTTGCTGTTCTCCATCTGGCGCTCCAGAGACTTGCGCCGACGTTCGGCGCGCTGCATCTGACGCTCGCTGGAGACACTGTAGGGCAACTGGATGATCAGATCGAGCTTCCCCGACCCGGACTGCTCGTCGATGGCGTCGAGGAGGACCAGTTTCCGAAGAAGGCGACGAAGATCGGAGGTCGCCTCGTTCATCACCATGAACATCGGGTTGTTCACGATGGCGACGAGGTCCTTCTCGATGTTGATCTCCTCCCGCTGACCCGTTCGGTCATTGTAGAGCGAGATCCGAACACTTCTCGGATTCCACTGAGTCACAGTCCCCACCCTCAGGGAGAGGACGTCGAACTCCTCGGTGTAGAACGGGTTCGCGGTGGTGTCCGTGGCGACAATCGCGGCGTGCCCGTTCTCGAACAGCGTCCAGACGACGTCCCGAAGAAACGCGGACCAAGTCTGATCGACATTGGCCATGAACCGGAAGCACTTGTCGAGAGACGATGGAATATCCTTGGAGTACTCCCCCGAGTCGGTCTGCTCGATGTGTCGGAACGTCGTCGAGGCGACGTCGATCGCGATCTGATTGTACAGCTTCGTGGTGAACTGATTCGCCGTAGTTCGGAAGGGACTGAAGAGCATCGAACCGTATCGACTGCCCGAAGTCCCCTCGTCAATCTCTCGGCGCTTCTTCGAGGAGAAGAAGTCGAAAACACTCTCGAACTTCCTCAGTGTTGATCTGAGGCTCAACCCTCCTCCTTTCTAATCGAAGCGGTTGCGGTGGACCTTGTATGCGATGTACGCGTCCATTAAAGCGGCAACCGCGTCGATCTTCTGCTCCCGCTTGGCCTTGTAGAGCTTGCGGTTGCCGTTGGTGTCCGTAAGAGCGATCGCATTCCCCATCGCCCATTGCATGAGCGACTGGTCGAACACGAGGAGTCGTTCCGACGCCAGGATCTTGATCTCCCCGAGCGGAACCGACTCCGTCTTCGCCCCCTGAATCACCTTCTCGATGCCGTGGGCTCCATGACGCTGCTCCCAGCGCTGAACGAAGTCCTTGGCGTTGTAGGGGTCGTACCCCATGGCGTACACGTCGTACTCGGACCGCTCGATGTACCGGTCAAGGTCCTCATAGACCTCGATCATGTCGAGAACGGTCCGCTCCATCACCTGAAGCGACCCCTCGTTGATGAACTCGTCGTACTTCGCGCGTGCGGCGGCGGGAAGAGCGTTCAACGTGTGCGACGTGATGTAGCACCTCGTCTTGACGCCGAAATCTCCGCCTTGCAACGGGAACAGGAACGTGAAGGCGCAGAAGTCGTCTCCCTGCGAGAGGTCGGCGCCCATCGCGCACGACATGCGCCAGAACTCGACCTTCTTCTTGCGGGCGAGCGTCTCCTCGTACGTGAAGTAGTACGTGTACCCCTCCATCGGAATGCCGAACATCTTCGCCAGAATATCATTCCTGAGGGAGGGATTGGCCTCCGCTCTCGATACGGCCCGCTGGTACGCCTCGTAGGAGATGGTCTTCCCGATATTCGGATTGGCCTTCAGCCACTTGTCCGGGTCGCCCACCTCCTCGACGGCGTCAAGGCGGTAGTGCCATATCGAGGTGTGGGGATCGTACACCTCCCCCTTCAGGATCTTCAGGAGCTCCATCTTCTTCGTGTCGCCGACGCCATTGCGCACGGTCCCCTCGGAGGATGTTGCGATGATCATCCATCCGGGCACCTTCGACGCGCCCTGCTCCAGGGCTTCGACGACATCCTCGCGGACATCCCCCGAGAGCCACTCGTCAACGGTATTGATCTTGGAGCGAAGTCCCTGTAGACGATCGACCGCCATGGGGCGGACCTCGATCAGGGAGTCGGTGATGAAGTTCTGAATCCCCTTCTTCGTGGGGTGGAGCATGGGGCGGTTCGCCCGGTTGCCCGTGGTGTTCTGCAACGAGCCCTCGGTGAGGAATGCGAACAGAGGTCCCCGGGCCCTGGCGATCGCCGTCTTGATGGGGCCCATGATCTCCTCGGCCTGGATCATCGTCGGGGCCACGACCACCTGACGGGTCGTGGTCGTGTCGATGTTCAGCATGTACGACTGGATCAGGGAGGAATACATGGACTTGGCCGCGCCCCGCCCGACGATCAGATACTGCTTGTCGACGAGACGGTGCTTGACCCGGCGGGTTTCGTAGTGCCCACCCACACCGCTCTCGTTGGGGACGTAGACGCTCTGCTCCTCGAAGTAGAACCAGGCGAGCAGCTGCTCGGCCCAGACCCTGAATGACGGAAGAAGGGTGAAGGAGTCCCCGTTGGTGAGGGTGCACTCGTTCTCGCAGTATCTGACGAATCCGTCGATCGCCTCATCGTCGTAGTAGTACCTCGGGTCCTCCACAAGATGGTCGATCCGGTTCATCTCCATCGAGATCTCCCGACACACGGGTATCTCGCCGGAGAGGACGGCACGTTTGAACTCGGCATAGTGATGGGGGATCGCGGTATTCGACAGCATGATCAGTAAGTCGAGCCCCGGAGGACGATCTCCCGACTGATCGAGCGGACCGTCGCATCGGGAACGCGGACGGGCCCCGAGGGCTTCGTCTGCCGTGCTCCACGACCGGCGCTTCGTCCTCTTCCACCGAAGAAGCGGCGCTTACGCGTAGAATCGCTTTCGCCGCTTCCACCTTTTGGGTATCCTTCCCCCGAGGGTGCGGGCCTGCCAGTCTC